GACTGAGGAAGCCACTGAGGCAAATCCTTATGAAGGTAAATCCGCAATGGACCTCTTTAAAGAGTGCAAGAAGAGAGGCATCAAAGCTGCTCCCAAGAAAACAGCTAAATTCTACGCAGACTTGCTTGTAAAGGCAGACGCTGAAGCTGCTGAAGAAACTACTGAAACTGAGTCCGATGATTGGGACGATGAAGAGGCAGAAAAACCTGCAAAGCCTGCTAAAAAGGCTGAAAAGAAAGAAGCACCTAAAAAGGCTGCTAAAAAAGAAGAGGCCGCTGACGATGATGACGATTGGGATATCTAACTTCCCCTCTGTCCCACTAAATTAAATCGTTTAGTTGGTTGGTCTAAATAATAAAGCGGCCGCTGTATACAATGATATATGGTGGCCGCTTTCATACTTTGGAGGCTTAAATGACCACAAAAGAAGTGATTAATCTCGATTATAGAGAAAAGAAAAATCAAGAAATAATTCAGAAAGTGTTAAGGCAGATTAAACCACTTTCAAGATATTCAGATGAATGTGAAATTCCTTTTGATGCTTTAGAAAAAGCAATTACTGTAATGTGTAAAAAGTATATGATGCAATTGCATGATTTAACGCCAAATGTGTTAGCAAATAATGAGCACGTAATTTGGAGAGCAAATCTCATAAATGAGACAAATTTAGAAACCATTGATATGGTTTATGGTATATCACTTTATGAGGTTTTTGCTAAGTCAGCAATAAGACTTTATGCAGAGGTAAAGAAAGGAATTAAAACCAGGTAAAGGAGGAGAACCGATTGAGGGTAAGAATTTTTACTGATGGTGCTTGTTCAGAAAATCCAGGTCCTGGAGGTTGGGCGGCGGTATTTAACACTGCAAACAAGTGTTACACAATTTCGGGTAATGAAAAGCTCACTACGAATAATCGAATGGAACTTAAAGCTGTGATTGAAGCATTTAAGAAAATCGTAAATAGAAAACGTCACAACTATGAGATTCAATATGATATTTATTCCGATTCAGCATACGTTGTAAATACGATTAACAATCATTGGATTGAAGCTTGGAAAAGTAACAATTGGCAAACAACAAAGCATGATGATGTAAAAAATAAAGATTTATGGAAAGAGTTTGATGAGTTAAGAGCCAAAGCCAACAAGCTTAATATCTGTATAACACTAAATAAGATTAAAGGTCATTCAGGTAATACATTCAATGAGCTTGTTGATAAACTTGCAAAAGAAGAATCAATGAAAGCAAAGGAAGGTAATTGACCATGATTAAATACTCAAGAGAGTTTTTCAAAAAATCATTTACAGCTGATGATATGAAGGTGGCATATTTATCGGCTGTAAAATGGTATTCAACAAACGTATTAAGTAAAGCTGAATTTGTTAATGTGCATGTGCAATTCACAAAAGAAGAAAACGAATCTCCAACTGTTACTGTACGTTTGTTTGCTGTTCAAGATGGGGAGCAAGATGTAATGGAGCATCATTGCAAGCTTTGCAAAGAAATGCATCGCAGTTTCTTCATAAATGAAGACACAAGTTGTAATAGATGCAGTGCATTAGCTTTCCAAAAAAGACTTGAGCAAAAGATAGATGTGAAAAAAGATTGGTATAGAGAATTGCTCAAAAGATATGGAGGTAATAAGTAAATGTTAAGCATTATATGGGATGCAATATGTGACATTATTGATAATGTTGTGTATTTTATCAAAACAAATTTAATGAACTTCGCAAATACTTTGAACTTTATTGCTCCTTATGTAACGTTATATATTGGTGCATATCTTGAGCCGGATAGACATAAGATTATTTTTGGCTTTGGTAATGAGATTTTTATTCCAATTGTTTTTGCTTTGGTTATTTATATTTTAAAGCTCATTGCGAATAAAACTGGCAAAGGAATCAATCTTCCAGTTCCTGCTAAAAGGTTTACTCAAGTAGATGATGATGGTGAAGTATCTATTGAGAATGACCGTATTCAGGAATTGATTTTGTATTTGGCAGATTTTGAAGACTGGCTTGAAAGAAAAGGCATGCTATAATATAAATTAAATGATATTATCCAGATATTCCAGAATCATTTCTGAGTGATTTTAAAATATTATTAATATAAATTAATATTGAATAAATAAATTAATTCTGAGATGATTCTGGACCATTTCTGAATATTTAAAAAGAGGATTTATAAAATGGCAAATTATAATACGTTTGTTGTACTTGATTGCAAGAAAAGAAAACCAATCTTGGTAACGTCTTCAGCAAGAAAAGCAAATAAGTTTTTAAAAACAGGCATAAGAATTGAAATATGGAATGAAAATGAAAAGCTTGAGACTATATATGAGTCTACCAAGCGACGCGAAAAATATCCTCTTAAGCCATACATTGATATGGAAAAGGAGCATATAAAAAGAAAGCAAGAAAAAGCTGAAGAAAAAAATAAAAGGAGAAAAACTCATGGCTTACGATATGAAAATTGAAATTCTTAGGTACCCTGGCGAAGAAGATTGGGAACGCTGCAAAATACTGGCATTAAATACGGTTGGTAAAAAATATACAGGTTCTGAAATAACTGGTGATTGGAAGTATAAAATCTTAAAAGCTGAGCATTCACCTATTAGAACGTTGATGTTTACAATTCGTTTGACAATTCCTTATTTTGTGTCAGTTCATTTTGTTCGTCATAAAATTGGTGTTGAGCATTATGTTCAATCTCAGAGAAATGATAGACAATCTAATTACGATAGAGAACTTGCTCCCCAGAATGCAATGGTATCTCATATTATGGAAATTGGTGCAGATGAACTTATGTTCATGGCAAGACGTAGATTATGTGGCCAAGCGGATGTTACTACTCGATTTGTAATGTCTCATATTTGTATGGAAGTTATTAAAACAAATCCTGAGTTTAAAGACTTTCTTAAACCTATGTGTCATTACAGACATGAGTGCCCAGAATTCAAATCCTGCGGTTATTGGGAAGCGATTCAAAAGGATGAACAGAAAGATGTGGTAAGTAAAAGTTGGTTGCTTAAAGAATATGATAGACTTCATGCAGGACCTGCTGGTGGTGCACGAAGAATGATAGAAAATGCTCCATCAATATACGAATTAAATAAAAGTCAAAACTTAATTGATTGGCAAAATTTGTCGCATTTAATGATGCAAGACCAAGAATTAGATAAAACACACATTGAGTATTAAAGAAATAATTACATGATTAACTAGAATGGCTCTAGATTGATTATTTAGTTTTTCATAATAAATTAATTTAATATAATAAAAATCATTCTGAGGTCATTCTGGTTAATTCTGGATATATCTTTTATTTAATTAATTTAATGTTTATTTGCATATTTAGGATAATTTTTTAAAAATATATGTACAAATTAGTAAAAGTATGGTATAATTATATCATGATGATAAATCAAATAAATTCTTAGAGGAGAATATTAAAATGGAGTATAAAAGAACTATCAATGAATCCGATGGTAAACACATCATTATTTATCAAGATAACGGCTGGGAACAGCACGTTAAAATATACTTAGACGGGTCAAGAGAAGAATGGCTTGAACCTAGTCACATGTAAGGAGATGTTAAAAATGATGGATTTTATTAGAACAGGTTATGGTAAAAGATTCTTTGAAGGTCAAGTACCTGCCTTAGTTAAGGCTCTTGAAAGAATTGCAGATGCTTTAGAAAAACAAAATGAATTAAAAGAAAAGGAGAAAAGTGATAATGACAATCGTAGTTAAAAAGGCAGGATGTAAACCCGAGGTAAGAAAAATCAGCGGTGAATTGCATGAAATGCAAGAAATTGTTGATGGTTACATTGAATGTTTTGGTATAGGTTTTGATAACATTGTTTGTGTATGTAATGAGGAAGGAAAACTTATAGGACTTACTCCAAACTTTATGATGAATGGAGACTTAATTGTTGGTGATGTATTCTTCTGCCAAGCAGGTGAAGAGGATTTTGAAAGCTTAACCGATGAACAGGTTGATTTTATTATGGGTGTAATACAAATTTTTGAGGTGTAAATTAAAAGCAAAATAAGAACATGACAGTTAAGGAATACATGTTCAATAAGAACAAAAGAGTTTAGGAAAACAAGAGCTTGGATGAAATACTCCAGGCTTTTGCCTATTTATTGAGAAATTAACGAAAGGGGAAAATGCTACAATGGCATCAGCAACGAAAAATCAATGCCAAGCAACTGATTGGTTGGAAGAAGATAACCTGATGTTGTTGGAGTGTTGGACAAGAGATGGATATACTTTCGAAGATGTTGCTAATAGAATCGGTATTAGTTATAGTGCATTAAGAAAATGGCGAAAGGATTATCCTGAAATTGATAAAGCCCTTAAGGCAGGTAGAGAAATCATTGACTATAAAGTAGAAAATGCACTTCTTAAATCTGCATTAGGGTATAAAACAAAAGAAGTAAAAGTAACTACTACTATTAGACATGGTAAAGTGGTTGAGACAATTAAAGAAATAACAGATAAGGAACAAGCACCTAATGTATCAGCTGCTCAGTGCTGGTTGTATAACAGACTTCCTAAGAAGTGGAAGAATATGAACAGTAGAGCAAATATCCTGGATGATATGGATGAAGATACATCTATTCAGGTAATAGTAACAAGGGCAACTAAAGATAATGTGATTCCTACTCAAGTAGATGATTCTGTAGATACTGAATGGCAAGATGAAATCAATTCTTCTATTGAAATTCGTAAGTCTACTGAAGAGGAAAGAGTAGAGGCTGAAAAAGCTAAAGCAAAAGCTAAGAGTGAAATTGACTCAAAGGTGCTTACTAAAGTTGAGAGTGAGCCTGATGATGATTTAGATTACTGGCCAGATGATTGGGAAGAAGACTGGGAGGATTAATCTATGAAGATTACTAAATCTGTTGCTCCTGCCTTTGAGGACTTCCTATTCAATTGGGACTATGAAAGATATTTGCTAATTGGTGGATATGGTTCAGGTAAGTCATATCAAATTGGTTATAAGATAATCTTAAAACTACTTGAGGAAAAGCGTAAAGCCTTAGTTATCAGAGAAGTATTTGATACTATTCAGGATTCTTGTTATGATTTGTTGTGTGAGATTCTTGATGATATGGGACTTCTTACTACTGACCCTAAAGAATTCAGAACAAAGAAAAATAGAGTGCTTGCTTTAAAATCACCTTTACGATTTAGATTTCCAAATGGAAGTAATATAATCTTTAAAGGTATGGATAAACCTGAAAAGGTAAAGTCTATTAACGGTGTTTCTATTGTTTGGCTTGAAGAATGTTCTGAAATCAAGTATGAAGGTTATAAAGAATTGCTTGGTCGTATCCGTACTCCTAATGTGTCCATGCACTTCATTCTCAGCTGTAACCCTATCGGTAGAGAGAATTGGGTGTATAGACATTTCTTTGTAAGACTTGATGATGAAGGCGAAGAAACGGTTATCATGGATGAAAATAAATTCTATGATAAAAAGTGTATTGTAAAAAATGGTACATACTATCATCATTCTACACCAGATGATAATCCTTGGTTGCCTTGGCAATATATGAAGCGTCTTGATGACCTTAAAAATTATGATTATTATCTCTACATGGTTGCAAGATGGGGAAGATTTGGTGCTACTGGTACAAGGGTTCTTCCGCAATTTATGATTGCTAAATATCCTGATAAATTTAAAATTGCCATTGAAAAACTTGGTCCTGAGAATCAGTACTTTGGGTTTGACTTTGGTTTTGAGGAATCTTACAACGCAGTTATTAGTATGAGTGTTGACCTTAAGAATTCTATATTGTATATATGGGATGAAATCTATATGAATAAAATTACCGATGATGTATTTGCAAATCAACCTGAAATGCAAAGATTAAAGGAACGTCTCGTATCTATGAATGAGCAAGGCTATGGCAAGATGATTGTGGCAGATAATGAGGACCCAAAAGCAATATCATATTATCGACAGAATGGATTCCAAATAAGAGCATGCAGAAACAAGTTTGCAGGGTCAAGATTGTCCAATACTCGTAAAATAAAAAGATTTAAAAAGATTGTGGTTAGTCCAAAATGCAAGAATGTAATTCGTGAGCTTAAGGATTTAACTTATAAGAAAGATACTAAAGGAAATGTAATTTATGACCAATTTAATATTGACCCTCACTCTTTCTCGGCTATTTGGTATGCACTTGATAGTGTGACGGTTGCAGATATTAAAGAAAAAGATTTTAATAGTAAAGGAGGAAACTAATATGAAGATGAATAATAAAGTGTATGACGTATTGAAATGGGTAACCACTATTGTATTGCCCGGTATTGGTACTTTGTATTTTGCTCTTGCTGGTATTTGGGGTTTTCCTTACGGTGAGCAGATTGTAGGTACCATTACAGCTATTGTAACATTTCTTGGTGTCGTACTTGGTGTTAGTAATGTTAACTACAAGAAAAATGAAATGAAATGATTTAAAAGGAGGAATTTAATTATGGCAACATATCAGAGAATTTATTTGAGTCCGTCTAATCAGGATGCTAATACATATTCTTATGGTAGCACAAATGAAATGGAGCAATGTAACAGAATTGCAGAATTTGCAGAGATTGCTTTGAAACGAAATGGATTTGATGTTAAGAGAGCTCCTAAAGCTCAGAATATGTATACTTCAATTAATGAATCAAATAGTTGGGGTGCAGATTGGCATATTCCGATTCATACGAATGCATTTAATTACAATGTTACCGGTGGTACTTATGTGATTCTTTATCAGGACACCTATGAGAACAATAAGCTTGGTAAAGCAGTACTTGATGAGGTTGGTATTATTTCTCCTGGTAGTGATTATGCTTTAGGATATAATACTGGTTTTGCAGAGCTTAATTCTACAAATGCGGTTGCTACATATCTTGAGGTTGAATTCCATGATACTGTAGAAGGTGCTAAATGGATTTTTGAACACGTTGAAGATATTGGTGAAGCTATTTGTAAAGCTGTTTGTAAAGCTAATGGAAAGGCATACGTTCCTAAAGAGCAGCCTAAACCTGAAGTTAAGCCTGAAGTAAAACCTGAAAGCAAAACAATTTATAGAGTTCAGACCGGTGCATTTAGAAATCTTTCTGGTGCTGCTAACTTTGTAAAAGACCTTGAGTCTGTTAAAATTAATTGCTTTATTGTTAAGGATGCAGATGATGGTTTGTATAAAGTTCAAACTGGTGCTTTTGAAAATTATTATAATGCAATTAAAATGGTTGATGCTCTTGACGCATTGGGCTATGATAGTTTCATTACAACTAAACAAGGTACAATCGTAGGCAATCAGGAAATTAATAATGCTGTAAATCAGGTTGAACTTGCAGTAGGTGATAGGATTTATGTTTTGCCAAGTGCCCAGGTTTATGGTGGAACTTTTGGTTTTGATGATTGGGTATACAAAACGCCTATGTTTGTAAGAGAAATTTTTGGTGATAGACTGGTATTTTCTACTGTTAAAACAGGACCCGTTACTGGTGCTGTGAATAAGAAGTTTGTAACCAAAATTTAAGGAGGTAATGGAAGATGGCAAGCGAAGAAGCTAAAGTTATTAAGGCTGAAAATTCTACCAGCGTCTTGTCAGCGTTTAACCGTATTCCGTATGCCTTGATAAATGCAGAAGTTACTGGTGCTGCTAAAGATACTTTAGATGAGCTCACACAAATCTGTCAATATTACAAGGTATATAAGAAAGGTGCGAGTTTTGCAGTTGAAGGAACCAATGGTGACTATATTCCTGCTAAGCTAAAATATAAGATGGCAGCTTCGCTGATTAATAAGGAAGCAAGATTCTTGTTCGCTGAGCCACCTGATATTACGGTTGAATCTAAAGGAGATGTAGGTAAGGTTACGGAAGATGCAAAGAATGCGTTGACTGTAATGAATGACTTGGTTAAGACTGTTCTTGATGCAAATAAATTTGAGGAAGCTCTTATTAAGGCTGCTAAAGATTGTTTCATTGGTAAAAGAGTTGCTGGTCTGGTAAACTTTAATGAAGATGATGGTGTTGCAGTTACATTTTTACCGAGCACTCAGTTTATTTATGAAACCAAGATTGGTAATCCGAATATATTAACCAAGTTTGTATGTTTCATGATTATTAAAGATTCGATTACGTTGAGTGAAAAACGAATCTTTAAAAAGAAGTTTGAGCTTATTGATGATGTTGTTTATCTTGAAGAAGTAATGTATGATGGTGCAGGTAGGGAAATTGAAGTTATTACTGAATATCAGGAAACTTTGATGCCTGTAATTCCTGCAAGCATCTTTATCAATGATGGTTTAACTGGTGAAGAATCAGGTGAATCTGAAATTGAAATTTTGCAAGACTATGAGGAATGGTATTCCAAATTATCCAATGCAGATATTGATGCTGAACGAAAGAGTATGAATCCCACAAAGTATGTAGTTGACATGGAAGCAAACTCTACTAAGAAACTCTCTACTGCAGCTGGTGCTTTGTGGGACCTTGGTTCAGACCAGAACTTGGACAAGCCCGCTCCTTCTGTTGGTATTTTGGAGCCCGCTATGAATTATAGTGATGCATTGAAAACTTCTTTGGATAGAATCAAAACTGTTGGTTACGAACAGATTGATATGCCTAATATTACATTGGAATCTATGCAAGGTGCAATTACAACTGGTAAAGCGCTTAAAGCAATTTATTGGCCGTTGATTGTACGCTGCAAAGAGAAAATGAAAATGTGGGGACCTCAGTTAAGACAGATGGTTGATATTATTATTCAAGGTGCAATGGTTTATCCTGATTGTATTAAAAAATACACCGATGATGTTATTCAGCCAATTGCTTATGAGATTAGTGTGGTTCAAAATACTCCGCTTCCTGAAGATGAAATTGAGGAAAGGAATATGGACCTTGCTGAGGTTGAATCTAAAACAATGTCTCGTAAGGCTTACATGAAAAAATGGAGAAGTCTTACTGATGATGAGGTTCAGGAAGAACTTGACCAGATTGCATTGGAACGTCAGATTATTGAAGATAGTTCATTTGCTGGTGGTGTAGATAAATTACCTTATGGTAATCCAACTACCAACGAAGTTGCTGAAGATAATATTGAAGATGAAATTAATGAAGAGGAGGTTATTGAATGATTACTATTGCAAATAATGCAGATTGCAGAAAAGTCCCTCATGAATTTTTTGGTTTATCAACTGATGAAAAACCTATTGATAAAATAAATGGCATTGAAATAGCAAATGGTTCTGTATTCATTGAAATTGATACGAAAGAAGTGTTTATGTTTGACGAAGAGCATAAAACATGGATTTGATAGAGAGGTGAATACAGATGAGTAGTTTAGCCAAATTTATAACTTGGCAAAAATTAATGGGTGGCTCGGGCGGTGATGATGGCTCTTTTAAAGCACTTATCGAGGGAACGGTAGACCCTATTACTTTTCCGAGCGATTTAACGAAAATTCGGAATAGTGCGTTTAATCAATATTCGGATTTGAATTTAACATCTTTACCTAACAGTGTAACTGCTATCGGCAATAATGCGTTTAGTGGTTGTAAAAATTTAAGCCTAACTTCTTTATCAAACAGTTTGACCACTATTGGAAATTCTGCTTTTTATAATTGTACTAAACTGGCCTTAACCTCCCTGCCTGCTGGTGTGACCAGTATTGGACAACAAGCATTTGATCTTTGTACTAATTTAGCCTTAACGTCTCTACCTGATGGTATAACGTATCTCAGTCAAAGTGTATTCAGTGGTTGCACTAATTTGGCTTTGACCTCTCTACCTGATGGTGTGACAAGCATTGGCCTTAGTGCATTTAGTAAATGTACTAAACTGGCCTTAACATCCATACCTGCTAGTGTGACCAGTGTTGGTACTAATGCATTTAATGGTTGTACTAATTTAAAGGAATTAACGTTCAAAAGTAAACCCAAAACTATGTATAATAATTCTTTTAATGGTTGCACAAGCATTTTAACCATCAACGTTCCGTGGGCAGAGGGTGAAGTTGCTAATGCACCTTGGGGAGCTACAAATGCAACAATTAACTATAACTATACAGGGGGTTAAAATATGCAGACAATTAAACTTTATCGTTTTATCCGTCCTGATGGCGGTGTTACGGTGTCAATTATAAAACCCGAGACAGAATATACTGAACTGTATAGATTGATTGCGGATGAAGGTAAGATACTTACTGACGGCAATGATTTTGTTTGTTGCATTGATACGAATAATCCTTCTATATGGTCTGAAATTCCCGATGCGGGTGATGAGGCAACTGAAGCAGACTATCAGGGTGCACTCCGTGAAATGGGGGTTGAGGTATGACAAAGAATGAATTGAACACCGCTGTTGAATCCGCAAAGGCTGAAACGAAAGCCGCATTGCAGATTGTATATAATGCACTTAATTCAGGCCAACAGAAGAAAATTGTAAAAGACGAAGCTGTGAAAAAGCTGTTTGACCTTTATGGTGTGGAATACGAATAAATGAAAGGAGGTGCCATAATGGCGTTGTTATTTGAAGATGCTGCAAAAGCAAAAGATGCCATTATGGTATCTCAACAAAAAGAAATTCAAATGCTTTATCTTGACTGGGCAGAAGATATTGCCGATAAAGCATATTATTATGCAATGAAATCAAATGCAAGTGCAGCTATTTCAGAAAAATATTATAAAGAATTATATAATCAGATGAAAGAAACAAACAAGCAACTTGGCAAAGAAATTCAAGGCATTATTACTGGTAACATGTACACGATTGCAGATTCAGTTGTTGCAAGTAATGTTGAATGGCTTAAGACATTTGGTTTTAGTGTTGAAGGCTTAAATGCTGCATTTAGTTATATTCCAAATGATGTTGTGCAAAGACTTATCACAGGTCAAATTTATCAAGGTGGCTGGAATCTTAGTCAAAGAATTTGGTCTGACAGTCAGCAAACCCAAAAAGATATATATCAGATTATGGCCAGAGGTTTGGCTGAACAAAAACCCATTTATGAAATTGCAAAGGACCTTGAATCTTATGTAAGACCAGGTGCGAGCAAAAAGTGGAATCCTGTTCTTGCAATGAGGAATACAAAAACAGGTGAAATTGAATATAAAAGATTATATAAAAATAATGTTGATTATAATGCTCAGCGATTAGCCAGAACATTGGCTCAACATAGTTATCAACAAAGCTTTATTGCTGCGACTCAAAATAATCCATTTATTACAGAATACATTTGGCATAGCAATGGTAGTCGAGTTTGCGAATTATGTTTAGCTCGTAATGGTGCTCATTTTAAAAAAGATGAACTTCCTATGGACCACCCAAATGGAATGTGTACTATGGAACCTGTAGTTGCTGATGATATGGTTGACCAATTAGCAGATTGGTTTAATAGTCCTGATGGTACTTATCCTGAGATTGATGAATTTGCAGGTAACTTTGGTTATCAAATTCAAAAAGTTGGTACTACGCAAGATTTCATTAATAAGTATGGTATGTCAACGAAATCACCGAATGCCTGGTTTAATAGCTTATCTCCCATTCAAAAGGCTGAAGCTAAGGCGCTTAAAGATAAATCAGGTTTAACGTGGAATCAATGGTATGAACAAAATGTTCATAGTACTGGTGATGCAACTCAGGACTTTGTTAAGAAATATGGTACATCTACTAAGTCGCCGAATGCTTGGTATAATAGTCTTAGTGCTTCACAAAAGGCTGAAGCAAAACTTCTTAAGGAACAATCCGGTCTTACTTGGAATGATTGGTATAATAAAAATGTTTATGCCGGTGGTACTCCTAAGACAACGACTGTTAAAGCGTTTAGTTCTGCTCAAGATAAATATTTATCACCATACGGATTTAGTCCGAACAATATGCCTAAGAATTTTGATGATTGGTCTCATAAGATTAGCCATGAACAAGCGAGTGAAATTCTTAAGAGTATGGGTACAAGTTGGGGTGACCCGCATCCGTATCAGCAGTTAATGAAATATTATAATGCAAATCTTACCAGCTCTAATTTCGTTAATCAGACTGTTACTAAAACTGCTGCGACTGCTACAAAAACTACTACAGTAAAGTCTGTAAAAGACCTTGGTGCGCTTACAAAAGATAATCTCGATGATTATATTAAACTTGCGAATAATGGCAATTCCACAGCTTATACCGAGATTTACAAAGCGTTTAACAAATACGGCTTCGATCTTGATGACCTGCTCGACGCCAACGATATTATCGATGTAGACTCTTTCATGTTTAAAGATGCGAAAAATAAAGTGTTTGGAACTACTGCTACAAAAACTACAGCAACGGCAACGAAAGTTACCACAAGTACAAACAATGCATTTGATGCTACTAAGTGGGTTGAAAGTATTCGCAAAAATAATTTGCATGAAATGGATAAATGGACAGACGATTGGCTTAAAACAATCACAGATACAGAAAAATCTGGTGTTCGTACATATACGGGTAGCGCATATAATGATATGAATAGCTATTTACGTGGTTTTAAAAGCAAAACAAGCTATAAAAAAGAAATTGAAGCTTGTAAATCCGCCCTTTCTAAAGCAAGTCTTCCTCGAGAAACTATTGTTCGAAGAGGTTCAGGTTATAATATGCTTAATAGTCTTAATCTTGGTAATGTAACGCCAGAGAATAAAACCAAATTTATTGGAGCTATTGTTCAAGACAATGGATTTGTTTCAACATCTCCGGCGTCAAGTGGAGGATTTTCCGGTAGCATTGAATATGTTATTAGACTTCCTCAAGGAAGTCAAGCAATGTATGTTGATTCTATTTCTCGTTTCCAAGGTGAGCAAGAACTTCTTATTAATTGTGGTGGTAAGTATATGATTGAGGACGTTGAGTTTAATGATTGGGGTCAGGTAAAGAAAATTTATATGACATTGAAAAACTTGAAAAATTAATGAAATTTTTTCAAAAACCTATGTACAAACGCAACTCTATATGTTATAATATAATCACAAGATAAATACTAAATACCTTGGAATCTTAAATAAAGTGCTAAGGAGGAGCAAGAAATGAGTACGCCATATCGAAAAGGTGATTGGTGGTATATCAAGCTTAACGATGGTTATGAAATAAAATTCATAAGCTATGAAGAAGCTTGGGAATACTACGATGAACATGTAAAATCTTAAAACAAAAGCGGTTAAGGGGTGGGTAAAACCACTCCTTGACTTGCATATTACAAAATGAAAAGAAGGCGAATAATAATGATTAAAAAAATGAATCCTCTTGATGAGAAATTTAAAAAGGACAAACTTAAAGTCGAACTTGTTAAAAATGAAAATCTAATCTGTAAGGATTGTAAGAAAAGGTATGATGATTTAGATGTACCAAGCAATGTAAATAGATGCGAGGCATTTTATAATAAGCCGGATGAAATTTTTGATGGAGGCGATTGTATTGAATACGAAAAAGAGAGATAAGATTGCAGGTGCAGTTTATGGGTTTGCCATTGGTGATGCAATGGGGGCTACTACTGAATTTATGACAGAAAAACAAATCAAAAGTATTTTTGGTAAAGTTACCGATATACTTGGTGGCGGCTGGTTAAGTTTAAAAGCCGGTGAAGTTACTGATGATACGCAAATGACAATGTGTGTTATGAATGCATTAATGCGTTATCCAGATAATCCCCAAAAATTTGAAAAGTCTTGTGCAAATAGTTTTGTTGAATGGTTTAAACAAGGACCAAAAGATGTTGGTGGTCAATGCGCAAAAGGAATTTATAGAATTATTCTTGATATGAGAATTGAAGTTGATAATCAAGCTTTAGGTAATGGTAGTTTAATGAGAGCAATGCCTTGTGCCTTATTAAATAAAGAATCTTTAAATGAATTACAAGGTAAATTAACACATAATAATCAAATATGTTCTCATGTTATTCAGGATTATTCCAGATTAATTCAAAATTATATTAATGATAATTTATATACCGGTAATATAAAAGGTCTTCTGGAACCTTCTGGATATATCAGAAATACTTTTAATAATTCGGTATATTGGTCATGTCAGGAAACATTTGAAGATGCCATATTGGGCGCCGTAAATCATGGTGGAGATGCTGATACTATTGCAGCTATTACCGGTAGTTTAGCAGGCGCAAAGTTCGGATATAAAAATATTCCGGAAAGATGGATAAATCAATTAAATCCTGAAATAAAAATATTCCTAAATAAGTTCAACAAATTTGCATTTTCCTATTTACAAATTTAATAAAATATGGTATAATATAATCACAGATAAAAAATAAATAAAATGTCTAGGAGGACGAAGCTATGTTTAAAATTACTGAGTACGTTAATGCATCTTCTATTTGGCCTACTGCAAAGGATTATACAGACTTTGGTTTTAAACCAGGTTTAGTAAGAGGTTATAACATTGAGGTAACCATTTCTGATGGCACAGCTCATTGGCTCTCATGTGCATATTTTGCCGAAAGTCCTGAAGAATATTTTAACGATGAATTTCATATTTGGTTATATCAGGAACATGGTTGGAATCCCACCGGTCGTATTTGTTTTAGAGGTTATGGTCGTGAAGAATACGACTTTGAAGAACGTGAAGAATATATTGTTCCTGTTGAAGTTAACTGCTAAGGAGGAATCAAAATGGAACAGTTTAAATTAATGTTCGAGTGTGAAGATTGCAAACAGAAGTTTCCGGTTACGCAAGACCAGGCACCCAATTCTCTCACTCATAAAAAAGAATTTAAAGTAAATGGACAATCAATATTTTTGACGTATTACGATTGTCCTCATTGTGGTAAGCGACACTTTGTTCAGATTGATGATGTTAGTTCTTTACAAGAATTGACTAATGTATCAAGAGAATTTTGTAGACTTGCTGCGATGAAGAGAAAAGATAAGATTATTTCTAAAAAGCAATCGGATAAATTCATGAAATCTCGACAGCACCTGTCTGATTACAGGATGACTCTTATGAAAGAGTTCACCGGAAAAACTGTTGTTGATGAAACCGGAGCATCGTATGAATTGAGGTTTAGCGTATGAAAGCTATATCAATAAGACAATCAAAAATTAAGCAATCAAAAGAAATCAAAAATAATATAGTTTTTTGTGATGATTGCAAGCATGAGTTTTCTATGAAATCCGTAAATATACAAGAGGCAATTGCTGAATTAAACAATGTGCCAGTTAACCTGGTTTATTTTACGTGTCCAAAGTGTAATAGAGTTTACCGAATATCTATTCAAGATAAGCGTTATTATGAGTTAAAAGAGGACCTTGAGAAAACAATAAAAAGGATACGAAGAAACCGTGGTAGCAATAATGATGAAATGGCGAGAACGCTAAATTCTATGGTTGTTAAAAAGCATGAGCGCTTAAAAGCATACGTAGACAAAGTGAACAAGAAGTTTTCAGGTACGTTTACCTTTGTGGCGTCTGAAAATAATCACGAGGAAAAAATTATCAAATATCTACCATGAGTGTCATGGAACAAGGAGGAAAATTAAAATGGCCGAAGAGAAAAAGAATAATCTCACTGACGAAGAAATTGAAGAGAACGAGGACGTTGAAGACCAGAATACTGACAAGGATGAATCTGGAAAATCCGGCGATGATAAATCCGGTAAATCTGATAACAAAGATTCTAAAGGTAAAACATTCACTCAGGACCAGGTAAATAGAATGATGACCCGTGAGAAAAATCAGGGTCGTAATGCTGTTTATAAGGAATTAGGTATTGACCCCAAAGATACCAAAATGGTTAATATGTTTAAAGCTTTCATTGAAAGTCAGAAAACTGATGAACAGAAAGCTGCCGAAAAAGAATCTGAAAATCAGACAAAAATGAATGAAGCCGAGCAGAGAGCTCAGGTTGCAGAAGCTAAAGCGGAAGCAATGATGCTTGGTGTTAAAACTCAGTATGTTGATGACGTTGTAACTCTTGCACTTGCTAAAATGACTGAAGATTCTGACCTGAAAACTATTATTGGTGAGTTCAAAACGAAATATCCTATTTGGTTTGGTGAATCTTCTGAAGAGGAAGGCAAAGACAAAAAGGATAATGGTAAAGGTAAGACTGGTCAAAGAGGCACTGGTTCTTCTGTTAAAACTTCTAAGGAAGACAAAGGTAAGGAAGAAAAAGGTCTTGGCGCAAGACTTGCCGCACAGCGTAAATCCGGTGGCAAAAAATCTAGCTACTGGGGAAATAACAAATAATTAGGAGGTAAAGAAATATGCTTAATCGTAGTGGCGTCGCAAAAGCGACTTATGCAGCACCCAAACAGATTCTTGCAAACGTTGAGTTGCAGAGCTCCGTTGGTTGCATTGTACCTCAGTCTATTGGCGTGGCTGTTGGTAATCAGAAAATCGCCAAAGCAGGTACTCCTATCAAAATTGATTTGATGAACCTGCAGACCCCTGCTCAAGCTGCAACTGGTACTGTTGCACTTAATGCAGTTCTTCTTCATGATGTTGATGTTACTGCAGGCGCAGCTAATGGTACCGCACTTATTTTTGGTTTTGTAAATGTAAATCGTGTAGAGGCTGATGTAGCTACCGCAATTACCACGGCAATCGCTGCAACTGGTGCTTCTAAGCAGATTACCTTTATGAAGGCTTAAGAAAAGGAGGAATATAATAATGACTATTTTTGATTTGATGCAGTCTCAGGAATTGACTGCTTATTGGGAAGAACTTATTCAGGATGAAGCTCCGTATCCTGGTGAGGAATTGTTCCCCGATGATAAAAAGCGTGGCATTTCCCTTAAATGGATTAAGGGTTCTAAAGGACTTCCTGTAGTTCTTAAAACTTCTGCTTTTGATGTACATGCAATTCCTCGTGCACGCATTGGTTTTGAAAAACTTACTGCTGAGATGCCTTATTTTAAGGAGTCTACTTACATCGATGAGGAACTTCGTCAGGAACTTAATCTTGTTCTTGAAACCGGAAATCAGGCTTACATTGATTCCGTTATGAATAAGATTTTTGATGATGAAACTCGTCTGCTTCGTGGTGCTCGTGCTTCCCGTGAAAGAATGCGTATGATGGCACTTACCACTGGTATTGTTTCTATGGCAGCCAATGGTCAGAGCTTTACTTTTGATTATGGTGTAACTCATAAAGGTAATGCTTCCGTTGCCTGGTCTGACTATGCAAACTCTGACCCGTTGGAAGACATTCGTGTAGCTAAAGAAACTATTCAGGATGAAACCGGTGCTGTTATTACCCGTGCCATGTGCGATGGTAAAACTTGGAGAAATATTCGCAACAACGAAAAGATTAAGAAGGCAATCTTTGTATTGACCAATGGTGCTGGTGCTATTTCTGATAGACAGCTTCGTCAGTACATTCAGGATGAGCTTGAGCTTGAAGTTCTTGTTAACGACAAACGTTATAAAGATGAAAACGAGCAGACTGTTAAGTTTATGCCTGAAAATACTTTCGTTATGTTCCCCGATGGTGACCTTGGCAAAACTTGGTTCGGTACCACTCCGGCTGAATCTGATTTGATGTCCGGTTCTGTTGCTAATGTATCTATTACTGATACTGGTGTTGCAGTAACTACAATTCAGAAGGCTGACCCTGTTCAGGTTGAGACTGTTGTTTCCATGATTTGCTTGCCTTCCTTTGAAGCTGCGGACCAGATTTATATTCTGGACACCACTGTAGCTTAAGGGGGGGTAAATTGTTATGGTTAAAATTACAAACGGTGTAAATGTATTTGAAGTAACTCGAGGTGCCTTTGACGGGATTTATTCCCGTCAGGGGTACGTGCTTGTTAATGAGAATAAAGTTGTTAATGATGTAGAGGATATTAAAGTCCCTGAAAAGACAGAGGATGAAAAGTTTCTTGATAATATCATTGAAAAACCTATTTCTCAGTGGAATAAAGATGAAGTGAAACGTTTTGCTGCTCTTAAAGAGATTGATATTACTGGTACAAAAAATGCCGGTGAAGCAAAAGAGATTATTAAGAGTTTTTTAGAAACGGATTCTCAGGAATAAGAGGTGAGCCATATGACGGATGTTGAAAGAATCAAAAAAGAAATACGAGAAGCTCAATCTCCTTATTTTGATGAGGATGATTTTCAGTATTACTTGGATAAGAATAATGGCAATGTAGACGCAACCATCTATGAAATGCTTATAATTAAATCTGAAGATTCCACAATTTCCGTCAGTGGTTTGTCTACCCAAGACACTTCGGCTTATTTTAAGCGCCTTGCTTCACGTTATAAACCTTTTAACTCCGGTATTATTATTGGAGGTTGATAGGTATGATTAACACAAAGTTTGAAGCATATAAAGTTAAAAGGGAATTAAAGAGAAGCGGTATTAATTACGAGTTTAAAAGACCGGAAAAGAACGAATTTGGTGAACCTATAGGCGAATTTAAAGATTCAAAAATCGTTGGTATGCTTAAAGGTTTATATCACGAAGAAAACGGTAGAATTCAAATTTCTACAGGTGATACGACCCAAACTCGTACCAAGAAAAATCCGATGATTCTTTGCTTGTATGAAGATATCGCCTCTTTAGTTTTGCAGGTTGGTGACGTTGTTAAGATTAATGCCAAAACTTTTAAAGTGACAGGTATTGTGAACATTCAAGAATGGAATCTCATCTCTGATATTTCTTTGGAGGTGGTTGATAGTGGCGTTCCAGCTTGATTATAATAATTCAACGCTAAAGAAAAATTTGGACAAAATGTCTGTAAAACTTGGTGCAGTTATTTTAATGTATGCAGCAACTAAGGCGAGTGAACTTCAAGCTAAAATGAAAGTAAATCGTCCTTGGACTGACAGAACTAATATGGCGAAAGCCACACTTAATGCAAAGGTTTCTCAACCAGAAACAAATATTGTGAGAATAACACTAGCACATGGTGTTGATTATGGTATTTGGTTAGAGCTTGCTCACGGTAAGAATTATGCAATTATTGCACCAACTGTTAGAGAGGAAGGTCCAAGAATCGTTAGTGATTTGAATAATTTAATGAGTAAGTTAAAATTATGAGGTAGAATATGATTGATGCAAATTTTCAGTATGCTGAATCAAGGTGGCAAGATATTTTTCTACATCTGAAGAAATCAGGTTTTGATGTTTATTCTCCAGGTATAAAAGTTGGTGAATGCACAAGTCAATATGTTGTGGTGAAAAATGATGGTTCTTCAAAATTACCTACATTTAGTACTGATAGTGATTTGTATGCGGTTATGTGCTACGTACCAAAAGAAAAATATAGCCAACTTGAGCCGATGGTTCAAAGCGTTAAAGAGGCAATGAAGGGGTTAAAGCCTATGATTTTACCTTATGGTAGTCAAACCCCAAGCTATTATGATGATAGTGTAAAGGCTCATATGATTAGTATTGAATATAAAAATTATAAGAAACTTTAAAGGAGGTAATGTATAATGGCTGGTAATGTTAAAAAATCCAAAGCTGAAATTGCTACTATTGATGTTTGTTTGGTCACAATTGAAACTGCTGATGGAGAATTTGGTTTTGATACAGCTAACTCGATTGCAGTAGAACCTCAGATTGAAGAGGAAGAAGCTGTTAAGCTGGTTGTAAAAGGTATTCTTCGTGCGCAGAAACCGAAGACCAGTACTATTACTGGTAATGAGATTACTCTTACTGATAACGTATTTAACCCCGAGCTTGTTTTGGTTCTTCAGGGTGGTACTATTAAGTATGATACTCAAACTCCGACCAAAGTTATTGGTTATACTCCGCCTGTTGCAGGTTCTGCCGATAAAGGTGAGGTTTTCAAATTGAACGCATATTCTGCTCAGTATGATGCTTCTGGTCAGATTGTTCAGTATGAAAAAATTACATATCCGAACTGCCAGGGTACACCGGTTGCTTTTGGTTCTGAAGATGGTGCTTTCCGCGCACCTGAGTATACTATTAACTCTGCTCCCAAAACTGGCGAAGCTCCGTATGAAATTACTTACGTACCTGCTCTTCCTGTTTTGGAGTAATTAATTGAAAGGAAAAGTGAGAATCATGGATAACATGAATGTAAATGATAATTTAGGAAATGTAGTTCCTCAGTTTGGTTATTATAATCAGCCACAATTTAATCAGGTTATTCCTGTGAATTGTGACCAAGCGATGCATGTTACTACAGTGTCTGATTTGCAGTCTTATGCTGCAGGCACTGTAGTTCGTTTCCCTGATTTTGGTGATGGTCAGCCTTTTGTTGCTCGTGTTCGCAGACCGAGTATGCTGGTTCTTGCTAAACAAGGAAAAATTCCAAACAGTTTATTGACAACTGCTGGTCAGCTGTTTTCTAAGGGAGGCGGCGGTATTGATTCCGACAATGAGAATATGCTTGGTGATATGTATGGTATCATGAGTGTTATTGCCACAGCTGCTCTTATTCAACCTTCGATGGAAGAAATTAAAAATGCAGGTC